GTATTACTTGTTCCACTATTTATTTGTTTTACGTGAAGTTTACCATCTGGAGAAATCTCATTTATTCCTACTCCTGTACTCTCAATAAATAAATTGCTTGAACCACTACCAGTAGCGTTTATAAAGTTAAAAGTTCCTGCATCTGAAAAATCGATTCTGGATTGATTATTTGCATTTTCATCTTGATACCTAACTTGTGCTGATGCTGCTCCTTTTAAATTAAGTATTGGTATTCCACCTGCGCCTGATGTTGCTATATTTACAAAAGCACCTGTAGCAGATGTTGATATAAAGTCTCCAGAACCTGTTACAATAACACCTCCAAGTGTGGTTGTAATTCTTTCCGCAGCATTATAAAATAACGCAACACCTGCATTACTAGTACAAACTATAGCATTTTCAGTAGCGTTTGTTCTTAATTTTATACTTGCTCCGTTTGAATTAATTAATAAATCCCCTGTACCTACATCTGAAATGTAACTATTAAATCCATCGTGAAATATAGATAGGTCTGCAGAGTTTCCAAATGTTGCTTTAACACTATCAATGTGTCTTGATTGTTTGCTAAATATAGTTTCTTCACTACTTCCATCAATTCTTAAATATTCAATAACACCACCTGCACCATTGTCATTAAAAAATCTAATCATTTTGTCATCTGCATATTGAGCAAAAGTCAAATCTCCAAGATAATTTTCTACAAAAGATGTTGTTCCATTATGATATAATCTGAAATCACTTCCTGTACCTAAAACTAAATGAGATGAATCTGGAAAAATAGTAAATGGATTTGCACCACCTCCAGAACCATCTAAAAAGAAATAAGTCTCAACCCCTCCTCCTCCGTCATCACATTGAAAAATTAAATCTGCATCAACCTTATCTTGTTTTATTATAAAGTTACCATTTAGATTTCTTAAATAAGTATTTGAGCCATCGTGATATGCTTCAAAATCATTGCCAGTTCCTAGATATAATCTTTTATTATCTAGTAAACTTATATCTCCTGCAAACGAGGCGTTGCTTGAACTGTCAAAATTTAAAGCTACATTACCATTTGATGCTATTCCAATATTTGTAGTTGAACTTTTAAATAAACCATAACCTGAACCTGTATCTTCACGAACTAAATATCCTGATGTGTTGGTTACATTGTATAGTGCAGCAGTTACATTTCCTGAAAAAGTTCCTGTCGATGCTTCTAAACCTGCTACAACTAAATCGGCTGCAACATATCCAGCTCCAGAAGTATTGACTGTTGTTGTTGGCTCAACTGTTAATCCTTTAAATATTTTAAATTTATTTCCATCCGATGCATCGTTAAAAATTCCTAAAAATCCAGCAGTTCCTGAATCTGTATATTTACCAAATAAACCAATATCAACAGAATTTGCTGCATTATCTCTAGCTAGTTCAATCAATGGGTCTTCTACCGATAGTGTTTGTGTGTTTATAGTTGTTGTTGTACCGTTTACAGTTAAATCTCCTGCAATAGTTACATCTGCTCCTGTAATTAAATCCCCTTCTCTATTAATAGTTAATGCTGTTGTATCTAGTGCGTTTGCATTTGATACTCTAACAACTATTGATTTAGTTACTGCACCTTGGTCTATTAAGAGGTTACCTGTAGTATTTCTAACATAACTATCAGTGGCATTATGACCTATTAATAAATCTGAACCAGTACCTGCTTGAAATTCTGTATTATCTGGAATTGTAACATTACCAGTAAATGCTCCGTTTCCTGTTACTGATATACCTGTACTTACTGTTGCTAGTTTTGATGCACCATTAAAAGTTAATTCAACAGTTCCACCTACTGAACCACTAATTAAATTGCCACTTCCATTTTGTATAAAAAATGACGAACTTGACAAAACTAAACTTCCTGTTCCTGTATCTTTAATTCTACTATTGCCACCATCGTGAACAATCTCTAGTCCATCACTTGCAGTTCCATAAATAGACTTTACATTGTCATTATGAATAGTATCGCCAGTCATAGTTCCTCCGGCTAACGGTAAAAAAGAACCACCTGATCCAGAAATTGAACCGGTTACTTCTAGGTTTCCTGTAACCTTTGCACCATCTGTAACTGTTTCTATTCTTTTAGTTCCATTAAAGAATAAATTTGCTGCACCATCTGCAATAGCACTAATCATTAATTCAGTACCTGCTTGATTAAGGGCAACAAAACTATCTTGTTGAAGTGCTAATTGTCTGCTTAAATTAGATTGTAAAACATTAGAGTTAGTACTAGAATTATGAAAAATCTCTAAATCGTTAGAATCGCCAAATAAGGCTTTTCCATTATCTACAAAAGTTGCATTTGCTCCTACGTTTACATTCGCAGTAGCAACTAAATTACCTGTAACTGCTACTCCTGTGATTGTAGTTTCAAATTTCTTTAAGTTGTTAAAGTATAATTCTACTGCTCCATCTCCCTTTCCTACAATAGCGTTTTCTCCACCTTTTACTTCAATAAATACATCATCTGCAGAACGTAAAACTAAGTCATCAATTAAAGAAGTAATAAAACCATCTGTTTCCCCATAAATTTCTAAAGCATTGCCAGTACCATAAATAGACTTTACATTATCTCCGTGTAAAGTGTTACCAGTCATTGTGCCACCGTCCAATCTTAAAAATGAACCTCCTGCTCCTGTGATAGTTCCAGTTACGACTAGATTCCCAGTTACTTTACTACCATCAGTTGTAGTTTCAAATCTTTTTACGTTATCGTAATATAATTCTACTGCTCCATTTAGATTCGCTTTTAAAAAAGTCTCAGAAGAAGAACCACCATTTATTTCTAAATTTGGCGCTTGTATATATAAATTACCTGTACCCACTTCTTTAATATAAGAATTTGAGCCATCGTGAAATATGGATAAATCTGCTGAATTTCCAAATAAGGCTTTAGATGTATCTGTAAAAGTAATGTCATCTCCTGCGCTTACTGCAATGTCTTTTCCACTTGTAGTGTTTCCAAAACCTAAGACTTCAGTTAAAGTATCTGTTTGCGAGAATTTAGTGTCTACATATAGTTTTACGGCAGCCGATGTCGGAAGTGATGTATTATTATTAAAGTTTTCTAAACCATCCGTAGAGGTCACGAAACGAGTTATAGTAACTCCTGTTCCGGTATCTTTTAATGAACCCCATTCTAAAATTGAAGTTACTTTAAAATCTCCTGCATTGTTTAAAAACAATCCTGATCCATTTCCAGAACCATCAGTTAATTGTCTCAATGATGCATTAATCGCAGCATTATCAATCGTCTTAATTAATCCCTCGTATGTTGCAGATATTTTTGTGTTAAATAGAGTTGCCATTTTTTAATTTTTTTGTTTTATTATTTTCAATCTTCTTTAGAAAGACCTTTAACTTTTCGATGTTTTTTACTTTTATTTTATATTTCATAAAACCCAGCCATTAAAAGTCGCATCATAAGACGGATAAATATCGTCATTTACGTTACTAGTATATTCAGGAAATAAAGTTTGATTAAAAGACATATAATCTATAAATCTTCTTGAGTACCATTCTGCGTTTGTTCTAGCCTTTTCGACTAGATAATCTACTTCATCTTTAGAAACTGTTTCTGCATTTTCTGACCGATGCTTAAACATACCTCCGTTTCGAATTTGGTAACTCGCAAATGGAATATAGTCAACCTGTGAAAACCAGATTAACATTGGAACAACATAATCGTCTAGTAAAAGTTTCCAACGAGCATTTGCATTTAAGTCTATTCCTGCTACAATAGCAGCTGTTAATCCTTCATACATTTTTGTACCTAAATAATTCTGTATGTGAATTTCTTGTGATAACTTAATAAATTGTATATACTTGTCAGTGTCGGTATTTCCGTCAATGATACTATTTCTTACTAGGTCTGTTCTGTTTATAAATAATACTGTTGCCATAATCTAAATTTTTATTCTCCTTGTGGATTGCCTGGTAAAAAGCCTTTGTTTGGTAAATTTCTTGGTTGAATTGACACTTGATAAGGATTAGTTACTTTATAACCTAATATTGCAGCTTGTCTAGTTCCGATAATATCTTGAGCATCTTTTGTGTTTATTTTAGCTAATTTGCTTTTATAAGTAACTCTTCTCCACGAA